AAAGGCAAGGCTACACGTCTACCTCGAGTCGCAGAGGCTCCAGCAGTCACCCTAACGCCTTGTGGTATAGATTCCACGAAGCGTTCAAAGTCGCCAAGAACATTATAAATAATGCTCTTAGTCCGCCTAATATCTCGTTGGAGCTCGACCGATAAACGGTCTTGCCTCTCCGAGAAAAATCCAACCCGTCGGTTCGTACGACGACACAGAGATTCGGCCTTAAAAAAGGCCTTCTCTGCTGCATCGTCACACACCTTGGGGTCGGAAAAAGCAACGTTCTTTTTAAAGAACGCTGCGATCTGGCGGGTAAAGCGACAGAGGTCCTGGGAGTAATATGCCCCAGGAACAAAGTCAGGGCAGGCTGCTAACCGAGTAATATTCCGAGACCGAACCCAACCAAGGGTAAGATTTCGGACTTCTACTGATATGTGATTCTCAGAATCACGGATATAGCGTCGACACATGTCGTACGTTAAATCTTGGAGATCCATAGGATCCTCCTATATATTTACTGAGATTAAAATACCCATGACCAAAACGTTAAAAAGACGCCTTGGTCGACTAGTACTATGATGATGAAAATCCAACCGATAACAGATGTTACCGTATGGACGATCAACGTCAAAATGAGACTTACGAGCTTCAAAATCTCGAAGGCCCATTCACGCTTGGTATTCAAACCTAGCTTAAGTACTCTTGGGTATTGACGGTATTTCCAAACTCGTCACCAGCGATAATATCGCGAAAGGTGGCAAGAGCGGACGTAACGTCTGCGGCAATCCCTGTTTTGGGACGACGCACTATCACGGTAAATAGGACACGTTCTGCAAGCGGTAAGCTTGCGGCGTCCTCAGTAGCTTGAAGTACAGATATTGTATCTTCAATAACAACTTGGTTACCTTGAGCAACTTTCCGCTTTTGCAGAACCAGACTCGGCTTGATAGCCGTATGTCCGGATAAAGTATACTCTCGTGAGTTTCCTTGATCGGAAAACTCCTTTAGTGCTGTAGCCATAGCGGCCATAGTACTTCTCCTTGAAGTTAAGTCCTAGCATGTGACCCAGATGGGTTCACAAACAATGCCAAAAGGTCAGCGACCTTTGGGATATCAAGATTGATATCGACTGACGGAAGTGAGGTGGGGATTTCTTGTGGTACTCGTACAGTGAGTGAGGCAACAGATTCTGAGGTAAAACCCAGAATACCGATGTCCCACCCATCAGGAGGGCTAATCTGCGTAAAATACGGATTAACCCCTGTTATCGTTGCAGTCGAAGTTACATGGTAACCTCGAGCTGCTTGATAAGATTCCTGATATACGAGAAAAGATAGCGCTTCAAGCCACATACCAATGTCTATGATCCAATCAACGATGAAAGAAAATTTCACCAGTTCCCATGACGTAGTCACGGGATTGAAACGGAACTTAGGCGGATTGATATCGGCTGTTACAGAACCTCTACACGAAGCTTCCCATTGGCATACCCTTTCAAAGGTTATTCCATAGGTATTCTCCGTGTCGGCTGCATCAAACTGGTGGGACGTAGTGTCCGTACCAGAGATTGTCAGGCCAACGTTCTGTGTGAAGCGGGTTCGAGCGTCGTTAAGACTGTTGACAGCATCCACTATGCTAATAATATCATAGTAGATAATGCGCCAGCCATACCGGTACTCGAGCCAATTGCTCGCCACGTCATTAATCGATAACTTATTCTTTCGCTGAAATTTTAGAATTTTGCTTTTAAGGTTCATCACCATAGAAGCAGTTTTCCGAAATTCGGCTAGGAAAGTTAGCGAGTCATGACCATTTGCATATACTTTCGCGGCTGCACCTTGAACTAGATTGTCAAATGAAACATCTGACACTCTGGAACTAAGTTCGGCCTCGTTTTGGTATACGTAAAACGGAGCAGTAGAGTGGTTAGGAACAGCAATCCCGCCGCCACGCCAATGATCATCTGGAAAGTGAGCACGAAACGTCGTATTATTATCGAAGTTCGTGAAATCACTAATTCCAGTCCACGTTCCTTTCTCAAAATATTGAGTAAAGGGCGTGTAGGGGAGTAAGACGCCTTTCCGGCGCAAGCTGTGGTATCCTACCACATCTGCACCAGTCATGTATCCTACATCCTTTGTGGTCATCATCGAAAATGATGTATCGGTTATAACACCGCCATCATTTATACGATATATGATATCCTCTATTACAGAGTTATCATATGACTTAGCGCGGCTTTGTTGTGTAATCCTTACACTCATAAAGTTTATCTACATAAGAAAACGTCCAACGTTCCGCGAACGCTGAACACCTTGGACCCGAAAAAGGAATCTACAAATAATC